CCAAGAGTGGTGCCCTTCAAAACGGCGTTTAGTTGACCTACTTGTGATGCGGCTCCTTCGACCGTTTCATACTTTCCAGCCATAGTGAGGAATTTATCTTGAGAGATGCCAGTATTGGTAAATGCCTTCTGAAGCTCTTCCATATTATGTGTCATTGTTTTGCCAAGAAGAGTCATTTTGCTCATTGCACCGGCTGTGCTGTCTTGTATTTTTTGCCAAGGCTGACTTGAAAGCTGACCTTGTTTGAGCAACGTGTTAAAAAAGCCTTTAATTCTCTGTTCAGACAGGTCGGCATTCTTGTCGAGCATACCCAGTCGGTTTGCCGCGAGTTCAAAAGTTTTAGCAGTTGTTGCTACTGGCACTCCCATTTCTTTCCACTGTGCAGCAAGTGCGGCCATCTGATTGCCAAACTTCTTATGAGTGTCCATCTTCATCATTCTCGCGTAAGCGCCGCTGCCTTGAACCAATCCCTCTTGGGCCTCTCTGGCATCGTTTGTATTCAAGGCCAAACTATTGAGGGCTGCCTGAGACTTCTCAAGGCTCTTGCCAAATTTATCGTAGCTGTCACTTGTATAGTTTGTGGCTTGTTGGAGCTTTTCTTGTAGCTCCAGCGCTTTCGCTGTTGCGGTGGCTTTTTCTTTCAGCAGGCCAACTAATTGTCCAGGTACGCCTGTGGCTAATTTTGCCGCTCCAGCGGGCTTCAAGTCTCCTGGTTTAAGCCCTGACATCGCCAAAACGGCGGCGTTGGCTATTGCCTTACCGACCTCCTCCAGTCTTTTGTCAAGAGTGCCTTGTGTTATGGGTGCGGATTCGGATCGCTCGCCTCTGGGGAACGTTCCCGATGGGAGAGGCTTGCCATCAGGTCTGCCGACTTCTGTTCTTCTTGCTGTTGGGCTAGGGATCTTGTCGGCAAGATTGGCGAGTACAGTCTTTAATTGTTCTAAAACCGCTGGGAGGTTGCTCATAGCACTCATAATATCGGCAGTGGTTGGTTCCTTGGGTGGTGGGGTTGGTGGTGTATTACCGTTGGACATTAAATGATAGTTTCCTCTTGTTACTAATTAGTTGAGTGCTAACTATTTTCTTGAGCTTCCAATTCTCTATTCTTTTGCTCAATAAATTCTTCAATAAACCAAGCCCTCAGAGCTACAGGAAGGTTATAAAGCTCAAGGAAGGACCAGTTGGCGTGGTTTTTAAGAACGATAAAGAGCTTATAAACCTCTTTCATATAATCAGGACTGAGGCCAAAAAAACTGTGCCGTTAGGGGCACTTCTCTCCTTTCTGTGTGAGAACACAAGCTACACTCAGTTTCAACAGAAAAGTCAATGTCGGGCTTTGTTTTTGTATAGAAGTCTCTAATATATCGGGCGTCCGATGCTGGCATATTTTCAATAAATTGAGATACAATGCCGTCGTTTGCTTTGATTCCATTTATAGAAGTCACAATAAACTTCAGAAATATCAGAAAAGAGTTATCAGATAGGCCCATTTTAGTACTCTTTTCAACCTCTTTTTGAAGCAATTCTTCCTCATGGGCAGTTAAAAAGCGAATAGTTACCGGATACTTGCTCTTTGGCAGTTCAAGGGTAAGCGTTTCATTGTCATCCAATAAGGTTTTGCTCTTGATTGTTGCTAGATCTACCGTGATTTCATCAGTATTACTACAACTTGAACAAGATGATTCAATCTTATATTCTGGCCCGTAACCGTTAATTCTCGCATTCAGCAAGATGGCGTTTCTATCGCCAGCAAACATTGTTTTTGCATTAATGCTTTTGTCCAGCAAAAGGCTTTGAATCAAATGGTCGATGGCAATGCCTTTCTCGATTAAGCTAACAGAAGTCAAAATATCTTCTTCTTTTGCGGTCATATGCTTGATTTCAACATATTCTTTATTGTACAAAGGATTATCCTGTAGATAGAATTTTCCTTTGCTGGGTAGATCTACAATCTCTGTTGGAATCACATAGTTTAGTCCTCCAACATTAGATTGCGGAACCGTAGGAGCTTGCGGAGGCGCAAGCCTTTCGTCATTATCTCTCATATACACCTCATTTGTAGTATTATTCTATAATAAACTTTTTTCGTATTTAAAATTATTATACGCCATTGTCAAATTAATTGTAGTAAATCCGGCGGCGCCATAACTGAAATCACCAAAATTAACAGCCGTAATCACTGGGGAGTTGATTGTCCAGACTCCGGCGACATTATCGCCTAAAAAAGTTAGGGCTGTCGCTGCGCTTTCTGCAACGCTGCCAAAACTAAAATCACCGCTCACAATATCGCCAGCAATGTCTGTTACAGCCGATGCGACTGCGTTTGCTATTTTTGCGGATTCGCTCTTGGCATGTGGCACTAATTCTAATATTTGAACATTCGGAAATCTCAACAACGTTTTGGCTGCTGCCATAACAGACGCATCCAAACCATTTGATTCCAGTGTATAACCACCATAGGTCAATAGATCAAAAATTGTTTGAGCTTTGTTCAAAGAATTCAACATGTTATCTTGGGGCGTTTGGTCGTAAGCATCAATAATGTCTATACTTATGCTGTTTAGAGTATAGTCATTTTTGTAATGATTCTCGACTCTTACGGTTCCATTTTTTAATATCTTTTTGGTTTGTTGTGTGGCAATCGTTGAAAGAGAGGGCTTCGTCATTTTTTGAATCATAAAAGGCTGAACAAAGTCAGTTATACCAATTGCTTGATACGGACGTTTTGGTTCAATATACGTCTTTTTGTTGGTAGATGACCAGAAATGAGACATTTTAGTGCCCCTAAATCAAGACGTCGCGGATTGTCTTCGAAGTGGCATCAAAGTTGCCTTTGTAGGTAGCAAAGTCATAAGAAATGACCAATTTAAGCTCAATCAAGCCCTCGTCTGAGTAGCTTAGAGCACCATAATCTATATCTTTTACCCAAGCATTGACGAGAGTCCACTCTTCGATTGTTGCCGGGGGTGAGCCAGGTTGGCCATTGAGACCTGGAGTTCCGCCGTCCAACTGACGGATGCGAGGGGTTCCCAGGGCATTGACGGCGCTGGCCTTAGAAAAAGAATACATGGCTCGGTCTTGAGTATCAGGAATTTGGTAGCCACCATCTTGAATGATACTTGACAAAATGCCAGCATTGTCAGGGCTGACCGGATCAACCAAAGTGACACTTACGTCATTCCAAGAAACTTTGCCGGGATATTTGAAAGTGTGGATCATATATTGAAGCGGTGTTGACGCCACTGTAAATTTTGGCTTGTTTACGCTTCTAACTGTATATGTCTGAATTGCTGGTGCGTTTGGATCAGCCGAAGTGATAGGCAAGATCAGCACCCATCTAAATTTTCTCTTAGGCTCGATTGCGCTATTATTCCAAAATGCCATTTTAAAAGGTCTCCTTAATCTCTAATTTTAAATAGTCGCTAAGATTATTAATCATCGAAAGATGCTCCACTATCAGTGATCACAAAGTCGATAGCAATAAACTCAATTGCTCTTGCTGGTTTAACAAAAATCTTAGCGTAAAGAATGTTTCTATCGATAAGATCTGGCGTTGTTGTCGACTCGTCCAGAATGACCTTATAATCGGTCAGTCCTAAACCAGATTTTACTCCACCCAAGAATCTCTCGGCTTGGCCACGGAATTTGTTCCAAGTAATTTGAACGTTTTGGTCAAATAGCAGTGTAGCCGCAATTCTTGAAATTTCACGTTTCAGGAAGATGGTTAGTCTTCGAACGTTAATCCTGTCAAGGGCAGAAGGCGTTGTTTGAAGCGTCTTCTGACCGAAGATGACAATACCCTCCGCTGGGAAGCTTGCGATGGGATTAATATTATTTTCATACAGTTTATCGCGCTCTTTTGAAGTGAGGCGTTGGCGTACTCCAATTACGGGAAGACCGCCAGCGTTATTGGCTGAAAGTCCACCGCGAGTAAACCCTGCGGGAGCGAACCAAAGCTCAGAAACTGCCTCAGAGTACGAAAGTGCTCCGATGGCTGCGACTGAGGCTGGTGCCCACAAAGTAGCTCCATTCATGTTGTCGCGAATCTGTACCCAAGGATAATAAGCAGCACCGTAGCTTGAATTTAGTTTCAAGTTTTGTTGCATATTATCGACGGTACTATCTACAGTGCCGATTCGATCTTCAATTGAATCGGTTCCCTCTGTATTCGGAACAAACCCACCTTGAGGATCAATAATTGCCAAGGCATCTCCACGACTCTCGGCCATTCTAACAAGTTTGCTATTAAGAGTGTTGTTAGTAATACCGGGAGCAGCAACCAAGTTAAATTCAGTTCTTTCGGAATCTCGAAGTGCATCGATTGCCACGCTGAGTGAATTATAAGCATAGTTGGTTGTTTCTTTAACGCCATCAGCACTCAGCAAAGTATTGCGGAAAGGCTCGCGCTCTGTAATGTCCAAAGCATCGAAACCGCCGTGTAAGCAGGTTGTAAATTTATCAAATCCGGCTTCTAGTACATTTTCGTAAGAAGCTGTGGCTGAGTTAGTTGGCACATTCGTACCGCCTGCGGAAGCAGAGTGATTGTTGTAAGCCATTGAATAGTTTCGGGCGTAAACATCATAAACTGCGTTGGTTGCGTAAGCGCCTGAATAATCGTCCGTATCTCCCGCATCGATAGAGGAAGAAACATTTGCGTTTCTAACGTTGTCAAGGGAGAAAACCCAAGAATTCTCTGTGGTGCCGGGATCGGCAACATGAGAGGCAACGGTATCAGGCTTTGCCCGAAGAACGTCAAGAGTGCTCTTGTCGAACTCATTGGAATTATAAGTTGTGTCTGCGCCGAAGAATGCATCTGTCGGGTCAATAACAAAACCTTCCGAGCTTGAGATTCTCAAACGAAGTTCGGGGAATGTTACATTGGTGACGAAAGCAATGGGCGCTGTTGGGCTGTTCGAGGCAGAACCCGTAAAAACAATATGGTTTCCCTCTGGGTCAACAGGGCGAGAGCCAGCATAGGCCAGACCTTTGGTTACGAATGTTCCGGTCGTGGCAATGGGGCCGCCGCCGTGATAAGTAAGCAAAGTGCCACTTGGTGAGGATTGGTAGCCAATATATTGAGGGGGTCCAAAAGCGCCGAATGGGAGCAGGACGGGATTAGTGACCGCATCGCTTACATCGGGGGCAACTTCAACTCTAACATAATCAGAATTGTTGGGGTAATCACCGTACTCTTTATATTTTTTAGAATCGTAATCCCAAGTTTCATACTTGTCACCAAGCTTCTTGGCAACATAATTGTCGGAGGCCGGATTTAGGTTACAGTTGTTGAACTGCTCAACATAAACAGGGGCAGCGTCTGTATCTTTGATATCGCGGATGGCGACTGTAAAACTTCCGTATTCGCTTGTGGGATCGCTTGACTTGCGAAGGTCTTTGATCGAAATCTTAACCTTTCTTTGTACGTCTTCGCGAGTTAAGCGACCAACGAGACGGAAAAGCTTGGTCATGTTCGCAGGGTCGTAACTACTGTAATTCGTTGACAAATCTTGCGAGATAAACCAACCAGTTTTTGCCAAAGCGCCTTGTCCATTGGACATTTTGCTGTAGCTAAACTTAAAGTCGCCGCCCGGAATAGAATTGTTGGGTGCGTTCAAAGGTGTGATCCAACCATAAGCCTCATTCTTGCTGGTTCTTGTGATTAGGGTTTTGACATGACCCTCGTATGTTTCGCCAAGGAAATAGCTTTCAGTGTTCTCAACAATCGTGTCGTTAGTCAATGTGGGATTGGTATTAAATCTCTTACGAATATAACGAGGAGAGTTAATATTAAAGTCAAAAGAAGTTTCCTCTACAATAGTAGATCCGTTGTTTGTAATGACGGCTTTGAATGTAAGATTGTTGTCTACTGGACGCAGCATTATACCAGCGCTTGATGTGGGATGTGGCTCAATACCAATGGTGTTTCCTGACAATTCAATTGTACCTTGGTCAAGATACCAGATAGCAGCAAGCGTTCCGGTAACGGGTGTTCTGTCCGCGTCGAACCTTGTTGCACTTGCGGAGTGATATTGGTGAGTGCCGTCAGATGCGGTCAAGGCCAAGAACTTCGAGTTTATCTGCGAGCTTGCCATATCAAGTCCAGAGCCACTAATTGTTACTGTAGCATTCGGGCCTGGTGCTGTGAAAGTAACAATATTATCTGTATTTGTTGCCGTAAACCCATGCGCTTGTTGAGCGGTAGTACCAGAATTAACTGCCAAAACAATGTTCGCGGCGATTTGTGTGTCTGTGATACCGGCGTCGGGCATCGAACCAGTGCCGTAGCCCAAGGAATTTGCCACGCCTGCGGCGCCGATTGCACCAGTAATGGTGGTCTGGATGGCTCCGCTAAGGACTATTGACGTAGCGAGCTTCGTCGCAAGGGCAGAAAAGCCGCCGGACGTGCCGCTCATTAAAATTTTAGAAGTCATGGTATAGTTGTCGGAACCTGCGGCAATGAAGAGACCAAAAGCGCCGCCGTTTGATGTGGCAGCTATGTTTGGAAGCGTATTGTCCATTTTCCAGCCAGCGTAAGCTGATTCGCCGGTTGCGTCTTTGTTGGTGTCGCCAACAAGTCGTATGATTGTTACGGGAGCGTTATTTCTCAGATATGCCTGAGCCGCATATGCAGCGTAAGTTGGGGCTGTGTAGTTGCCATCACGAAAAACATCACCGCCTTGGCCACCGGGAATTGGTTTGCCGAAAACCTCAACAAACTGCTCAAATGAGTTGATTTGAGTCGGTTTTAGGGCTGGGCCTCTTTCGAATCTACCGATGAGGGCAGGGCCGATATCTCCTGGCAATCCAGGCATCTGAGATCTATCAATTTCGTTGATAAAAACTCCAGGTGAAATAAATTTAAATTTTCGTGAAGACATGAAATAATTCTCCTTACAGGTTTCTCAAAATCATATGTAATGTCTTAATAAATAGTTTTGTTTTCGTCAAAGTGCTTTATCAATCTCGGTAAAAGCCACTGGAAGGGTCAAAGTCTTGGATGTCCCCACTAATAACGCGCTCGCGAGGTATTTTGACCTTGACTGCGTTTTCTCTTTTGATTACTTTGGGGCGAATCTGATTATTGTTCTCGCCCATTAAATATCCTACGACATTAAAGTTGATTGTGGTGGTATAAATGCGCTCGCTGTCTGCAAACGAAGCGACATTATTTGTTTGGCCAAAAGCGGAGTCCATGAAAGATTCGTATCGGTGGCCATTATTGGAAATAACGAACCCTTTAGAATAGCCGCCGATTGTCACAAAGGGTGTGACCATCTCATTAATTTGCTGTATATAGTTGCTTTTTAGTGTAATGACATACTTCATGTTGACCGTTGTTGGTCGAGGCAGATAATAGCTAACTAAAACAATTTCTTTGTTGTCTTTCTTATTTGGGAAATAAGCTTGTCCGTCAGGGGTGCGGCGCACACCGTTTATGTCTTTAGTGTTATTTGCTACCGCAAAGTTGTTTGTTTTATCGCGTACAATCTTCTTGTTGATCTGAATGTATCCGCCATGGATTGGGTCAGTAAAAAGAGAAGAAGGGCCGACAAATGCGCTTGATTTTGTTCCGGGTTTTTCTAGGGCTGTTCTTTCTATACTAATAAGCGGGAAGCGCAAAGTACCGTCGTTATCGCGGGTGTCAACTGCTCTTTCTTCTTTCACTAAGAAGGCGCGTTCGGCTGTGGCGAACATCACAGGAACCTTTTTGAAGCCACTGTTTTGAGTTGCAAAGATATTGAGGCTCTCGTCTACAAACTTGAACATGGCCGTATCAATATTTTCCAGCGTTGAGGGTTCTATTTCAAGATTGCTCAACAACTCATCTGCGTTTTCTATGCCTGTATAATCATCACTTGCCATTGAATAGTCCCTCTCTTGCTTTAATACACTTGGCTTGGATCTCCACAAAGTGTTCTTCGTGGCCAAACATTGGGTTGAGTTCAGTTAAAGTTAAAATTTCGAAAAACGAGTCAGAATACTGAACGAAGTCGCCTTCTCTGACGAAGACATTTTGGTCCTCCGTTAATCGTCGTCGGTGGAAGTTAACTATAAGATTTGGTCGACGATCTACACCAAAGTTTGTAACTTCTGTGGTATAGCCGCCCCACTGTACCAGGGCATAAATACGAATTGGGTTTAAATATGTCTTTTCGATGGCCTCTCCATAAATCGGATGGAAGTCGGTATGAACGGTGCTAATGGGATAGTACATAATGGCTTGGCCAATAACTCGCTCAATAAGCTCATCATTGACCTGTTTTACTAGATCACGCTCTTTCTCTCCTAAAAATAGAGGAGGGGGCGGCTCGTCTGGCTGCGACCATTTGTTTTTTTTGTCTGACATATCTCATATTACCCCGTATAAATCAAATTTGGAATCTTTACTTGAAGCTTGTTGACTGCTTCGGCTATTTCAGCATCAGCAGCAGCAATCTTAGCGTATGTAAGCTCATCGAAGACCTTTTTAAGCTCTTCCCTAAGCTTGTCTTGCTCTGTGGCCGCTTGTGAAAGCAGCGCTGGACCGTTTAAGGTCACAGCCGTGTTAGGAATCGGTATTGTAGTGAATTTAGACCTAATATTACCCAGCATTTCTTTACAGAGAGCCAAGCCGAATCTTCTAATCCACTGCTTTCCGATGGAATTGATCTTTTGATAAGGAATATTTTCGAACGGAAGCGTATTAATATTGTTAACGCCGTCTGTGCCCGTATTCATCCCGTCGTCTGCCCATGGAGTCTTAGAATCCACATAAAACTGAATCCAGAACTTCTTGGGACCAACAATGGTGATGCTTGGAAAAATCCTTATCTTATTGTTTTTTACCTCGTATGAATAGTGGCTATTTCTTGTATAGATGGCGTCTTCAAATGCCATTGCCTGAGCTTTA